TTTCTGTCTGTTATTTTAATTGGTTTCATTTTAAGTTACTCTTTACTCGGAATAAAAATCTATATAAGTGTAGAAGTATTCGTCTCAAGGGTCTGATTCCTCAACCATTTTACAATGTTCATAAACTCCTGTACAAATTATATCTGGAATATATACACCATCACTAGCGTACATCTCTCCATATAAAACATATGTTTCTTCAAACAAATCTAGTTGTCCTATCAATGTGTTTCACTCCAGTTATCTCCTGTCTTATACTCCCCATCTAGTGGGCATTTAAGTTCAAGAACCTTACCGGCTTCAATGATTGCCTCAACACCAAGCTTACCAACCTCGTCAGCTTGATCTTCTCTTACCTCTATTTGCCACTCATCATGAACATTGGCTACGAACTGAGCATCTAAATCTTTAATCTTATCTTTTAATAAAATCAATGCTTGCTTCATAACAATAGCTCCAGCACCTTGTAGCAATGTGTTTAAAGCACTGTGTTCTGATCTAATGTAAAGCTTACGTCCATCTAATGCTTTGAGGTAATTCTTTGATGATGCTCTAGAGACTCTATCTTTAAGAGTCTTAAATGATGGGAGATTATCAATAAATGATTTTCTAAGGTTCCTTCCAGTATTTCTACCTCCTCCTGCCACTGTTCCAAGTTTAGCATCTCCTGCTCCGTATAGTAGGGCATAGATGAAAGTCTTAGCCTGATTTCTTGATTCAAGTCCTGCAAGTTTTTGATTAGCGGTGTGTATGTCTCCATTAAGGATTTCATCGGTATACTCCTTGTCATTCATGTAGTGAGCAAGCATTCTCAACTCAAGACCACTGGCATCGATACCTACTAATTTATAACCTTCAGGCACTGACCAACAAGCCCTACACTCTTTACCATAAGAAGAGGACAAGCTGGGTATCTGGGCCATGTTAGGGCCTCTATGTGTCATTCTACCTGTAATGGTTCCGTTGTGGTTAACAAAGCCATGAACCCTTCCTGTATCTTCATTTAACTCATCTAACCAAGAGTTAACTTGAGCAACTCTTTTTTGAATCATTAAGTATTCTGCTATTACTTCTGCTTCTTTAATGTCTTTAATCTCAGACAATATCTTTTCATCTATCTTAGGTTGTCCCGTAGGTGTAAACTCTTGAGGCTTCCAACCAAACTCCTGTAAGTATTCACCTATTTGCTGTCTCGATCCGGGGTTAAAGTCTTTAGTGTATACTCTTGTTACATGGCTTTCACACTCTAAAGTTTTATGTTCTTCAGTTGTAAGCCTTACTCCTTTACCAAAGTTATCCAGACCTATTTTAAGTAACTTACCTTTGGGGCTGTAGCGCCGATAAATCTTTTTGTATTCTTTCTTAGGTACAAATACTTTCTGTATCTCATTAGTAATTGTATCTATTCTAGAATTAAGATGGGCTAGTAACTTAGAGGCGGCTTCTACATCAAGCAAGAAACCATAGTCTCTTTGCTTTGAAAGTATCTTACATACCTCATGTTCTATAACAACGCTTTGTTTTGTAAAGCCTTTAGATTCTTTCTTTAACTCATTGTAAACTTTGTAGTTAAGAAATACATCCTGCTCACAATATTTAAGCATCTCTTCAGAATATCTTGTGTATTCTTCAAACTCAATCTTGGGTGAACCAAGGGCATAGCCCCAGCGTTCAAGGCCATGATTACCTTCTCGTACAGGATTAAAGAGGCGTGACAAAACTAAAGTATCTACAAGCTCCTTATCTGTCAGATCAACGCCTGTAAGTTTTTTTATTACAGGAACATCAAAGCCTATAATGTTGTGACCAATAAGCTTATCTGCATTCTTAAGAAGTTCTAAGCCCTCCTCTAGCTGAGAAGGGCCGAAAGATACCTGAACTTCTGTATCTATATCTAAGGCAGACAAGCACCATATTTTTGTTGCATTAAGATCATCTGTCTCAATGTCAAAGACTAAAGACTTCAAAGCTCTATCTCCTCTATTTCATCTTCATCAGGAAAGGTTTCAGATAACCTACCAGTTTCTTTATCATATAGCAAGTGAGTCGCCATTCCAACATCACCAGTGTATCTAGACTTTAAAATACGCATGTGGGTTGTCTGTGCTTCTAAAGGATTATCTGCTTGTTGGTTACGTTCCAAAGCGATAACACAGTCTGATATATGGGCTATACCACCAGAGCCTCTAAGGTGACTCAAGCTTACCTCGACACCATTCTCATGGCCCCTATTACCTTCGATTCTTCTAAGGTGAGAGACTAAGATTAGACCTGCCCCTGTTTGTTCAACAAGCTTCCTAAGTTGTGTCATGATTCTATCAATTAAAATACGTTCGTTACTTTCATCTGATGCAGAAACCAGCATGTGAAGATGATCTACAATTACCCATTTACAACCGCAACCTATAATCATGTATCTAATTCTAGACATGATTTCATCGAAGTCACTGGCACCAAAATGTGCATAGATCCAGACACGATCTTTGTGCTGCTCAAAGAATTTATTACTTAGATTGTCATACTCTTCACCGAGGTCTTCACGGATCTGATCAATGTATAGTCTTTGATTAGCCTCAATAGAAAGGATACCGTCAGCGGTTCGCTTCCAGTCCTCTTCAAGAGCCACAATTCCTACATTGTCTTGAGTCTCTTTGATAAGCCAGTGTTCTAATTCTCTAGTGATGCTAGACTTACCTAAGCCTGTACCACCAGTCAGTGTTACCAGCTCACCCTGTCGTAGCCCATAAAGCTTTTCGTTTAAGCCTGACCAAGGATATGGCACACAGTCTTTCTTTTCTCGATGATTTAGTTTATTTAGATTGTCTGATAAGTTAAGAACTCCTGAAGGCGTGTAGACCTTAGAGGCCCACCAAGATGTAACAAAGGACTGATGCTGACCATTGCGTAGCATGTCATTAGGATCTTTAAACTCATCGGGAAACTGAAAGATCTTAGCTTTACCCGGAGTCAGTAGCTTGGCTACTTTACGTGCTGCTTCCTGTCCCGGCTTGTCATTGTCAAAACATATTACAACAGTCCCAAACTTTTCTAAGAACTCTATGTTTTCTCTAACGTCTTTTACTGCACCACCAGCACCATTCTTTACTGAGACTACAGGCCACCTAGAACCCATAAGCTCATAGGTAGCCATGGCATCACACTCGCCCTCGGTAATTGTTATATACTTACCGCCCTCTTGAAAGGCTTGTTGGCCGAACAAACTAGAACTTCTAGAGTCGCCCTTCCAGTTAAAGATCTTACCTGCCTCACGTACTTTGTAACCTGAAATTTCATTAGCGTTGTAATAAGGGTAGTAGTGCTTAACTATTTCGCCCTTGCTATTGGTATGCGCTTTTACCCCAAACTTCTTAGCCGTATCTAAAGATATCGACCTGTCCTTTAATGCAATAAATTCTCCCTCGACATCATTCATTGAGTTGTTCTTATAAGTTTTAAAGTCACTGACTGTTTCACCGTTCATAGCTTTCTCATAATTTTTAAAACGAGTTTCACAACTGAAGCACCATGCAGACCCATCTTCGTTCATAGATACTGGATCGCTACCGCCGCAGTTAGGACATGGCAATTTATATTTTACAAAGCTCATAAATAATAAGGGGGCTATTCGCCCCCGTTATCCTCCTCTTCGCTCACTAGAGCATCTTCTGTTAAGTTTCCTTGTATGACTTCATGAAAGCTTTTTGAAGCCGCCCTGAGTACATCAACACGTTTACCAAGGGTTTGGATTTCTGCCTCGACTTCAGCTAGATAGTTGAATGCTATCTTAGCCTGATCTTCTAGCAACTCAACGTCATAAAGACCGTCATCTGTCTTGTAAGTAAAACTGCTCATAGAGCCTCCTCTTCATTGTCAATTACATCAAACTCATCTACGTTACCGTAGGGTACTAGGTTAACTACTTGAACCTTTTGTAGGTCCAAACCTTTGTAGACTTTACCCTGACGAGTAATTTCCCAAGGCTTGTACTGTACATTAACAGTAGATCCATTACCAACTTGGCAATCCATAGGCATTTTACTGCGATCCATAAGATCAGGTGCAGACCTGACCATGCCATTAGGGCCATGAACTTTTCGTTTAATAACGATTGTCGGACCCTCGTCTTTGTCTTTAACGGTGTAACCTTCTGCTCTAAATTTATCAGCAGTATCGTCATCGACAACCACGTTCACTGTGTATACAGGTTCATAAGTTGTATTTGGTTGAGTGATGCTCGCCCAATATGCAACGCCAGAAACTATAGCCATAACACTTTCCTCTTTAGTTAAAGTTTAGTAAGTTTAACAGTTCTGTAAAGAACATCAAGCATATTCTCTATGCCAATTTCTAGGTTTCTTTTTAAGACCACGGGATGAGTGGCACCTAGCAGCCCACCAATAAGTATCACATAGCTCCTCCTGTAATTTTTTTCTAGATATTTTACTGCGCTTATCCCCTGTAAGTGGCCTTACAAAGGCGTGTTTGTTTCCTAGGCTTATATGGCAGTATCTCCAACCATCCTTGTACAAAGGCACAACAAACTTATCACTTCTTTTAGGTTTTAAAAGAAACTCTTTTTGTTTTAATATATCTTCTACAAACATTAATCATCCACCAAGGTATCTAAAAAGTCAGGAAAAAGTTCAATGATATCACTCTCGTTTGCAGAAAGGTTACCATCAACGTGCATAGACCATTCTTTAACAAACTCAAGGAATGCTTCTTTTACTTTGGTGTCTGGCAATGCCGTACCTAAGATCATAGCAAACATCCTAGACCACGCGTCATCAAAAGCAATATGAAAATCTGACATGCCTTCTATCCACGCTTCTTCATTAGGGTTCATACATTCTCTCCTGTTAAGTCTCCGGTGAGTACAGCATCGTCACCCCAGCAATAGATAGTAACCCTCTCACCTCTGTCGTCTTCAATTATAATATCCCAAGTATCTTTAGACTGTTTATCATTAGCCAAAGACCTTTTAATTTTAATTGTAGCCGTGTTGTGTACAAAAACATTTGTTCCTATCGACATAACGCACTCCATGAGTATTTAAGTTGGGGACATTTTCTAAATTCATCATCAATCATTCTGGCTACTTGGCGACACTCGTACTGAGCATCGCTACTAGATCTTAACTTAACTACTCTAGCAAATGCAACTAACGATCCAGTCCAAATCCATTCAGTCATCATAGACTGGGGAAGAATCATACGTGCTTGTTCAGGGGCAACACCAGCCGCTAACATGTTGTCGTAAGTAGTTTTAATTCTAGTAATTAAATCCCAGTACCTGTCATCAAATCTTATTTCATCGTGGTCTGTAAATGTTTCATCAAGTGAACCTTGTTTCTTATCTGGCGCACGTTTCCTCCAGCCTTCAGGAGCATGGAACTCTGGCTCGCTATCTACATACCTTCGGCTGACCTCATTCCAGACCAGTCCCGTCTGATGCTTAACCAACTGCCTTGCAATAAAGAGTGGAGCTTTAATCCTAAACTGAGCCTGAACGTGACCAAATGGTGTCCAATGATCATGCTCTGCTAAGTATTTAATAAGACCTTTATCTTTATCTTTAAACTGTGTAGATATTTTATCAAACGAAACCCTCGCGCTGTTAACGACAGTTAAGTCTCCTCCCATAAGATCAATCATTTCTACTTTCATAAGGCTACTCCCGCCATAAAGAATACAAATACTATTATAACGCAGGAGTATAAAGCAATCCACTCCTGTCTTGTCAGGTTTCCTTCTAAAACATCTACGATACAGTCTTTAATTAAAGAGGTCAGTCTGGCTAAGATGTTTCTGCCTTTGTCCCTTAATAAACGCATTTGATTCTCCTTTAGGTAGTATGTATTTTAAAACAGTTTCAAAACATTCAACATGCCACTCGTCGCTATAAAAATCTTCTTTATGGTCAGCGTTTTCAGGATCATACCCATTGAATGTTTCAAGTAATCCGACATAGGATTCTTTAACGAACTCTATGCCGATTGCTTCATTCTCCTTAATCTTTAGTAGGAACGGCATGATTAAATCTACAGCTTCATCCAAAGCACATTTGTATCCAAATATATAGTCATTAGGATAACCACTTATATCTTGTTCTTTAAGCTCCATTAAGTCCCATATTAATTCTTTCTTATTCATACGTTCACGAACTCCTGTTTAATAGTTAGTTCAACACAAACCTCACCGTCAGGGTGATAGCGATACACCTCAACAAGTTTGTCTTTTAGTTGTAGCATTTCTGTAAGCTGCAAGCACTCGCTTTCTTCATCCTGATAGTCCCTGTAAGCAGTGACACAAGCAAGGACAAACTTTTTATGCCTCTTTGATACTTTGTTCACTGGTTTATAGGACCACCAGTAAGCTTCAAGTACGTAGTCTGCATCGGTATCTATATTCATGCTGCTTCCTTAAAGTTATTAATAATTGTTTCACGAACCTTTTCGCCACGCTTATAAGATATTGAAGCTATATTAACTTGAGACTGACGGCCTGCTGCTGGAGCATGGGTAGACCAATCAGTTAATACATTATAAACTGACCATTGATTGTGACCTAAAGCACCACGGTAATGCTTAGTCCAACGATCCCACATATACATCAGAGCAGAGTTCTTGATAACTTGACCGTCCAACAAAGCTTTTGCATAATTATCATCAGGGTATTCTTCAAGTCGTTTAAAGACTGCCGTAGCACCGGCTGCCCTAGCAAATAACAGAAAGGCTTCCTGATTATTTAGTTTAGTATTAGACCAACCTTTCCAGATTTCTGCTTCCGATTGAAGAATCGTTACAGCCTTAGAGATTAGCTTGGCACCTTGATCAATGTCTAGTTTTTTCGTATGTCTTGACTTATAGATGCTGGCAGCTTTAGACACGAAGATCTGACCATTCATACAAGCCCACTGATTAGCCCCAACAGTGCAGACAAAGGGCATAGTCCCATCAAGACTACTGACAGTTAGGAAGTTTAATGAAGCATTATCGCCATCAGGAGTTTCAATAAACTCATTGGGCAAAGTATGCCTAACAAAACATTTGGCACCGTTGTGGGATACTTGAATGTCTTCAGTAATACCCGAAGTATTTAAGTCTGACCTAGCTATGATGGATCGCTGATTGTCGATCATTCGCTTATAAGATAAATCATATAATGATGAATACCTTGAACCGTGAACACCCAACTCAGCACCAGTATCAGTCCGGTATAGAATATGTTTAGTAGACTTTAATTCTGTGTATTCGTCAGGATAATAAACTAAATCAGCCTTAGCGATGTCAAAGTCGGCAGGACCATAATCGTTATCGTTAAATACCTGAGAGTTACCAAACAAATTTACTACATTATTCATACTAAAAGCTCCTGTTGTTTTACTTTAATGGTGTAACCTAGTGATTTAATATCTTTAATGCACTGTTCTGTTAGTGTTTTTTTGCCAGATATTCTTGCGAACAAGTCTGCCTTTTCACAAACAGGATAATACATAAGATTTCCGTAGTTGTTTTTAACTTCAATAGTTATATCCACTCTTTTTATGCTCCTCAAATGCTTCTAGCATTATATTAAAACTTCCATATAATAGTCTTTAAATGTTTTTAACATTATCTCAAATAAAACATTATTAATATTTTTATATTTTATGTGACGATCATTAACGTATACATCATCAAATTCAATAAATCCATTATAAAATATAAATCTATTTTCATATTCAGGAGGATCATAATAAACAGTACACGTACCATCAGCTTTACCTACATAAAAATCCATATTTATTATCATAAGCCAAACTCCCTAGCCATCCACGTTACATTAACTGCTTTGTTTTTATCACGCTTAACTTTACCGTCTACGATTGTATAGTAATAGCCATAGTCAGCTTGGCGAGGATTCTTTTTATATACTAAAATCTTATCCCCATCTCTAAAGTAGCGGTTTAGTCCTCTGATAGTACTACTTAAACTATAAATTCCTGAGGTCGATTCGCTTCTTATTGCGTAATACATAATAATACTTGCTCCTCTATGCTAACAGTCTGTTTTTCTCAATGCGTTCTATTTCTTGTAACTCCTTTACCGAATCTTCTACAACTTCAAAAGATATTCCAAACTCTTTATAAATTGATACCACTGTTTCGTGATAAAGTCGTTTGAATCTTAGCTGTCTTCGTACAGAAAGGGTTCCAGAATTTATCAGCTTATTAAGATTGATAAAATCCTTTAACAGTTTTCCTAACCTTAACTTGCCTTCGGGTGATACCTTGTACTCTCTACCATTGGTCACACTATTTTTAGTTTGTCTTGAGGTAGGCACATTAACTCCTTTTCTTTATGGCTTCAGTGATAACATTTGTACCGCTTTGTTTGTAGCAATCCAAGCAGTCTATACAATTCTGTCCTGTACAGTTTTGCATATCTTGATACTGATCTTTTTCTACAACATTAAATACTTTATCAAACCCTTGAGGCGGCATCAACCTCACAACATTAACTGTAGGGTTTGAATATATTAATATAAGATTGGGAGGTACTTTATAATCTTTTTTATAATTGCGAATAATAACTCTACGCTTTGTCCATAATGCAAAGTTACAGTGTGGATTCTTTAAAGCTATATTATGAAAATTAATCATATGTTTAGTGTTTATTAACTCGCCGTGACCATGAAACCTAAAGAAGGCTGCATTAATTATGGGAATCTCTGAGTCTTCTAATATTACTTGAGATAATAATACTGAGTTTCTTTCAAAGGCTGGCTGACAGTTTTTTCTGGAACCGTTGAGCATGTTCATTGAATAACAAGACTTACAGATTGCATCAGATTTATTCATCTTGATACAAAACTCATTGGTTACAGTGTTAGTATTTATTGCAGGAATACCTTTAAGTTTTCCTGTCATCGTACTGAAATGTATAGACATTATACTACCTCCACATTTAATTCAGTTTCAATCCAAACCTTAGCACCACAACTCAAAGGTTTATCAGGACGATAAACTAATTTAGCAACAACATTACCTTCGGAATCTTTAATTGTTGCCTCATTACCTTTTCTATTTTGTTTATAATCTTTAACAGTAAGAACAGGTAAGTCTTTTACATAAGCACCTTTACTATTAGCTCGGATGTTATGCTGATTAACGTGCAATATAGTCTTCATATATTCTCCTAAAATGAGTGAGCAGTTTATAGACATACTCAGGTCTACCTAATACTTTTACAGGTTTGCAACCCCATATCAGCGTGAAGGTAGCATTTTGGTTTACGACATGCTTTAGTCGTGTAACAGTTCGTGGTTAGTGTTTCATCTAGTCGCACCAGCGCCACGGCAAACAGCTTTAAGGGTGCATATGCCACTTTCACAGTATATGCCACAGGATTTACAGTCCCGCACTGTCCCGCCCTGTTACCTCCATGGTAGTTTAATAAGCAGTTTTATATCATACTTAGGATATTAAATGGTTTTCTGAATCACGTTTATAATTTCACAGGAGCAACTCTGCTAGTTATAAAACCTAACCTCTACGCGGAGGATTTCTTTATAGGGCAATTGCTGTAGTCGTCTACAGTATACACCAAACCCAGAAAACCAAATCGGCTCATTAGCTCTTATTAACTCTCTCAAGAAACTTGAGAGTTAATAAGAGCTTTTAAGTTATCTAAACTCCCAAAAACTCACGGTATCTTTCAAGATGTTCTATAAATTCCTTATGGTCCATAAAACCAGTAATAGTTAAAATGTCTTGCTGCGGCATTCTATTTTGTAGACTTACCAATTCTTTCCATTCTACTGTTTCATATCTAGACATAATACTTCCTTCTTTTCTTAGATTGTGGTGCCAACATAAAGATTGTTAAAATAAGACCAATCATAAAGCCTGATAAACTACAGATTATAACAGCACCAATCTCAGTCTCATAATTTTGACTGGCATAATATATAAAAAACAAAGATAAACTAAACAATATACCTGCAATAAAATTCATATCATTTCCTTTGGCCGAGGCCTTTTAGCTCTTACTAACTCTCTCAAGAAACTTGAGAGTTAGTAAGAGCTTTTAAGTTATTTAGATTACCCTTGCAAATGAGCAAGGATAGATTCCATTCCTGATTTAATAGTTTCTATAGATTCAGACATTTCCGAAACCTGACCCTCAACAAACGTCATCCGAATCTCAAGATCTTTAAGATCATTAGACTTGGCCGTTGCTTTAGGCTTTGGTGTCGCTTTAGGCTTCGGCTCTGCCTTCGGCTTAGGCGCTGTTTTAGTCGCCTTAGGCTTGGGTGCAGCCTTCACCTTACGATTAGCTTTGTGCGTTTTAGCCTTGCCACGACCCTCAAAATCTAACTGTAAATTTGCAAGCAAATAGCCGGGCAATGTATCAGACTCAAACCACTCCGAAATCTGAAAACTCGTAACACCCTTCGGGTTATTTGAGGCTAAGACTGCTTCGACCTGCTTCCACAGTCTAAACCAATACATGTCAGGTATACTCTTCTGCTCCTGTACAACCTTTGCGAATTTATAAACTATGGCTCGGAATTGCTTGGCAGAGCAGAGTCGATCTTTCTTTTGTGTATGTGCTGTCATTGTGTACATCTCCTGTGTTTGGGTTAAGTCTCGGCGACCCCTTGCCGCTTTGACGTTTTCCATTAGGCCCATAGATCGAAATCGAAGTCAACAACTTTCTGGTGGGCGATCAATCACTGGCGCATAATGCGGGTGTTGAGATGCGAAGAAAGCCTGTGTAGCGTCGCAGGTAGCGCGGGTAGCGATGGCAAACCTCCAAAACAATGTCAAGAACTTTTTTTTGCTACTTCGTAGCATTCTCGCGTGATGTATGCACACGCACATGTTGGAAATTTTTGGCGGGAAGTAAAGTGAAAATAATTCATAATCAAAGATTATGGGGTCGCGCTATGTAGGCGAGGAGATTTCTGGTTGACTTTTTTTTAACTACTTTGTAGTTAACTTGATAAATCTTCATGTTATGAAGATTCTAGGAGTGGAAAACTTCCCAAGTCTTTGAAATCTTTGATTTCAAGACCTTTAAAGTTAAAACTTTAAAGACTTTTAGAATCCTCCAGAATTTGTCAAGTGAAACATTTAGGAGAATCTCTAGAGATTCTTTAGAGTTTTTAAAGTTACTTCAGAGAAGTAAAGCTCGGAGTTACTCTAAAGTATCTTTAGAGTAGTCCTGAAGTCTGCTGAGTCTAAGGGGTACGCAGGAGGCCATGCCCCCACCCCCCTATATATACTAATGCTTATACATTTTACAGAAC